GATTAGCCTCTTCTCACCGCATGACGTACCAGGTCTCTATGATGCTTTTGGTACTGATGCATTTGACGCTCGCTATGTGGACTATGAATCAGATCAGTCTATTCCAAGAAAGACTATCGGGGCACAAGAACTAACTCTTGCCCTTCTAAAAGAAAGAGCAGAAACTGGTCGTCTATATATCATGAATATAGATCATTGTAACTCTCATTCTTCCTTCAAAGATAAGGTTAGCATGTCTAATCTTTGCCAAGAGATTACTCTTCCTACTAACCCAATTGAGCACATTGATGATCCATTCGGGGAGATTGCACTATGTATTCTCTCTGCAGTCAATGTTGGTAAACTCAAATCACTAGATGAAATGGAAGAACTATGTGACCTAGCAGTCCGTGGTCTCGAAGAATTGATTGACTATCAGAATTACCCTGTTAAAGCGGCAGAAATATCAACACAGAATCGCCGTAGTCTAGGGGTAGGTTACATTGGTCTTGCTCATTACCTAGCACGTCAAGGAGTTAAATACGATGACCCAGCATCTTGGAAACTTGTCCATGACCTGTCTGAATCTTTCCAATACAATCTACTCAGAGCCAGTAACGAGTTGGCAAAAGAAAAAGGAAAATGTGGTTATTACGATCGCACAAAATATTCCGATGGTATCCTCCCAATCGACACTTACAAGCGTGAAGTTGACACAATCGCAGGAGGATTGAATTGTGATTGGGATAGTCTTCGCTCAGATATCAAAGAGTTCGGATTGCGACACAGCACATTGTCCGCACAAATGCCATCAGAAAGCAGTTCCGTTGTGTCAAATGAAACCAATGGAATCGAACCACCTAGAGATTACTTGTCCGTTAAAAAATCAAAGAAAGGACCTCTTAAGCAAATTGTTCCTCAGTTCAATACCCTGAAAAACAACTACACTCTTCTGTGGGACATGAAGAGCAATGAAGGATACATTAATATTGTTTCTGTAATGCAGAAATTCTTTGATCAAGCAATTAGTGGTAACTGGAGTTACAATCCAAAAAATTATCCAGAGAATAAAGTTCCAGTTTCTGTAATGGCAGGCGACTTTTTAAATACATACAAGTATGGTTGGAAGACTTCGTATTATCAAAATACGTATGACAACAAAACCGATATTGATACTGATGATACTAATGAAGAACCAAAGTCTGCAGAAGACTTAGTACAAGACATTTTAAACCAAGAACAAGAAGGAGAAGCGTGTGACAGCTGTGCAATTTAAGGTTGGTGATGCAGAATATAAATCAATTGATGGTATGACCGTGTTCAATAAAAACCATGTGGACACTACCACACAGACAATGTTTTTTGGTGCTCCTCTTGGAGTTCAAAGATATGATAATTTCAAGTATCCAGTCTTTGACAAACTAACTCAGCAACAACTAGGTTTTTTCTGGAGACCAGAAGAAGTTTCATTGCAAAAAGATCGTGCAGACTATCAACAACTCCGACCAGAACAGAAGCACATCTTCACATCGAACCTCAAGTATCAGATCATGCTTGACTCCGTACAAGGTCGTGGTCCTGGCATGGCTTTCATGCCTTATTGCAGCCTACCCGAACTTGAGTCAGCAATGAATATTTGGCAGACTATGGAGATGATCCATAGTCGCTCATATACCCACATTATTAAGAATATCTACCCTGATCCATCGGAAATTTTTGATCAAATTATTTCTGACGAAAAAATTCTGGAACGTGCAACCAGTGTCACTAAGGCATACGATGAGTTTCTACAAGCAGCACATCAGTATGATAGTGGTAACATGTGGCGTTCTGACTTTAAAGATTCGCCAACTGCTCAGTGGGAATTGAGAGATCTGAAACGTAAATTGTATCGTGCTGTAGCAAACGTCTATATTCTTGAAGGAATTAGATTCTATGTTTCGTTTGCTTGTTCGTTTGCGTTTGCCGAGAACAAACAGATGGAAGGTAATGCCAAGATTATTTCTCTTATTGCTAGAGATGAATCACAGCATATGACTATCACTCAAAACATCCTTAACAAATGGAAAGAGGGTGATGATCCTGACATGATTTCTATTGTCAAAGAAGAAGAAGAAAATGTTTATAACATGTTTAAAAAATGTGTGGAAGAAGAAGTAATCTGGGCTGATTATCTTTTCAAAGATGGATCGATGATTGGTCTTAATGCAAAACTTCTACAGAAGTATGTTGAGTGGACTGCTAATAGACGCATGAAAAGTATTGGAATGAAACCAATCTTTGATGTTCCAGCAAACAACAATCCTTTGCCTTGGACACAACACTGGTTGAGTTCTAAAGGATTGCAAGTGGCACCACAGGAAACAGAAGTTGAGTCATATGTAATTGGAGGTATCACACAAGATGTTGAAGAAAATACTTTTGCGGCTTTTGAATTGTGATAAAATATTCTTTACCTGGATGGAGAGAAGATCTCCTACAGACAAACCTACTCAATCAGGAGGAGAGAGATCTCCTCTCGAAGGGTCCGTCAAGTCTCGCTCAAGCATGGAGAATGCAGGCAATAAAGTACAAATACGCGACCCGTGGGATTGATTAATGAAAACACAAAGTGCTAAGGCGAAGGGACGTAACCTACAAAAATGGGTACGTCAAATGTTGATCGAGATTCTAGATGTTCATCCTGAGGATATCGAGTCTCGATCTATGGGTGCAGGTGGTGAAGATCTCATCATGGCACGGGCAGCAAGACAAAAGTTTCCTCACTCAATTGAATGTAAGAATGTTGAAAGGTTAAACGTGTGGGATGCTTATGAACAGGCAGCATCAAATTGTGGTGACTATGAACCTATAGTAGTTATGAAAAAGAATCGGAAGAAACCATTAGTAGTAGTAGACGCTGAATATTTTATTGCTCTCTTTAATAAATAGAGATGCCTAACTCTTTACTTATGGATAATCCAAAGAAAGAGGAAGCCAAAAAGGAAAACAAATTTGAGTGGGCGGATGAGGGTGTATCAACTCTTGTCCGAGTTATTATTCTTGGTTGGTCAGCAGCAATTCTGACCCTTAATTATGTAACTGTTCCTGGTGTTCCTCAGAAAAATATCGATCCAACTTTTATCGCCAGTGTTTTTACTGGTACATTAGCTACGTTTGGTGTCATGCCTTCTAAGAAGAAGGATGATTCAAAGCAAGCACCTACATTGGAGAAGAAAGATGCAAAAATTGATTAATGGTGTCGCGTTGTTATCTGGTTTAGTTTCTTTAGCTGTCTTAGGGGGTGGTGCTTATCTTTACGTTCAAAAGGATACATTAATCGAGCAATCAAGGGAGAGAGTAACTGCTGCTATCACTGAAGCAATTACAGAAGCACTACCATCACTGGTAGATGCTGCTGTTCCAGGTGTCCCTGAGATTACTGGTCCTGCTGTGCCTAGTCCCACTATGCCATTCTAACCATGAATAAACTTAAGATCGTTGCCGCTTCAGTTGGTGGAGTATTTGTTGTAGCACACATAGGTCTGCTTGGATATGTTTTCAGGCAGGAACCTGAACCTGTGGTTCAACCTCCTACATTTCACATCCCCCATGGTCCTTACTCTTCTTATAAGATTAAGGCAGGTAAGGATGGTTATGAGATTGAATTCCGTGCTGACGATCCTAAGGTTTTGGAGTCCGAAAGGTCTCTAGATGTTGACAAGGAACGTAGAGGATTGTTTGGTGGTGGATCTGAAATCAGAAACGAATGGCGTCGTGATCAGTTCACCCGTGAAGGTACTCGTAACCTAGGGGGTGCAACAGATGACGAGGGAAAGTTAACTGCCAAACAAGCAGAGTGTTTAGTGGCGGACGCTGGAGCACGAAGTCAAGGTGCGATGGCGGGTAGTGCTATTGCTGCTGGTGTTGCTGTTCCTGCCCTTGCTAGCGTCCCTTACGTGGGTTGGTTGGCAGGTGGATGGGCACTGCTACTAGGACAGAAAGCAGGGTCATCACTAGGTTCTACAGTTGGATCAGTATTTAATGACTGCTAACTGAGAATCTTCTGAGAATTGTTAAATA